TCATTTCCTCTCCATTAAAACCTTAATCAGCCTTTCTTTCTCCGCAAGCAGTTCCTCTAAATGTTTCACCTTTTCTTGCAAAACAATAATATCCATATTACCATTCACCGCATCACCATGAAGTGAAGCTGGTGAAAAATCGCCATGAGTTAAAACCTGCTCAACTTTTGCAGTCTCTTCCCCTGTGAGAAGCCAACGGGCGTCCACATTAAGTATATTGACGATTTTAGCAATCATATCAACGGAAGGTTTAGACGCTCTTTGCTTTCCTAAATAATTAGATATACTTGTTGGCACGATTCCAATGGCTTTTGCAAAAGCAGCTTTATTGCCATCAAATTTTTCATTGACAATCCATTGCAGCCTGTCGTTTATGGTTTCCATATTTTAATAAAAGTTAATTTACTTGTTAAATCAGTATATTTACTCCTACAATCAAGTAGATTGATTATCTTTGCACTATAAAGTTAAACAATAAACCATAAACCTCAAAGAAAATGGCAGAAAATCAAGTAAAAGTACGTCCAGCTTTAACGGATTTGAAAGTAGGCGGAGAGATTACTTTCCCCATAGCGAAAACCAAGAGTGTGCGTGCCCAGGCATCTGACCTCGGGTTAATTCTTGACCGCAAGTATCAAACAGAGACTGATCGCGAAAAACGCACCATAACAGTAACCCGATTAAAATAATCCATAAATAACAAAGAAGTAATGAGAAGTATACTAGAATCACTAAGAGATAAAGTTGAGAATGGTTCAATAACAATCAGAGAAGCGGCAATTGCACTACATAAAGCCGGTTGGACAAACTTCATCGACATAAATGCAACCAATGCGTTGCTTTTCAATCGTGAAAGAAATCACTAGATAAATACAATGTGTACGTAAAAAATTAAATTATGAATTTCAACAGAGTCACTAAACAAATCGTCGTTTTTGTAGCAGGCTTCATTATGTTCTTCTGCTTGCTCGGTATAGCAGGTACCACTGATCGTACAGAACAAATAGTTTATGCTATGCCACAAGAGGCATACGAGGCTATATATCTGAAACTCGGTAATGGATGCACCGACCGCCAAATAGCCGATGAATATATGGCCAATAAACAATATTACGATGCATTGTCACAATAATCAAAGAAAGTAACACTCTATGTTCACACTTGATTTCACAGATAAATCTGTCACTTATGACACATTCATCCACGATGTTGCTACATCAGTGGTTCGAATGCTTGCTGACACACGCAACGATCCCGAAATGGTTAGCCAGCGACAAGCATACGCAATGTTCGGTCGCGGCAATGTGGATAGATGGCGCAAGCAGGGTAAGATAAATCCCTGTAAGCGCCCGGGCAAAGTTGAATATCGCACAGTAGAGTTACGCGTCCTTCAACAAAAACAACAAGACTATTTCAAATGACAACCAGATCCGATAGTGTAGGAAGCACATCAATAGAAAGTAGTAGTTCAAATCTGCTTCGGATCACAAAAGCAAACTGTATTATAAACCTTTTAAATTTTTAATTATGAGCAATGCTATTTCATTGGCTAAAGAGTTGCAAGAAATGAAAGCAACCGAAGTAATACGTAACGAACGTGTACGTAGCCAGTTCATCAGCGTGTACAATTCCATTTGGAAAGAGGGAGGTGAACAGGTCTACGAGCGAGAGGCTATCTATTTCAACCAACAGCTTCGAGACAAATCAAACCTCCGTGAATGTTCCGGGACTTCTATCTTCTACGCATTCATTGACCTTGCGGTAAAGGGGCTAACCCTTGCCACGGGAGCACAGGCCCTCTGTTACCTCATCCCTCGTTCTGTAAAGATAGGAACGAACGACAAGGGTAGCGATGTATGGGAAAAAGTTTGCAATCTTACCATTTCCGGCTACGGAGAACTGGTACTCCGCAAAAATGCCGGACAGATACGCCACTCCGACAATCCTATCATCGTCTACGAAGGCGACAGTTTCCAATATGGCGAACAGAACGGACAAAAAGTAGTAAACTACATGTCCGCATTTCCCCGTAAGTCGAATAAGATTATCGCCTGCTTCATGAAAATCACCCGTGCAGATGGCTCTATCGACTACTCCGTCATGACGGAACAAGATTGGATGCGCCTGAAAGGATATTCCGACAAGCAGAACACCTATTTCGACCGCAAAGAAAACAAGTGGGTAACAAGACCCAATGAACTCTACGACAAGGACGGTCAGATAGATACGGGGTTCCTTATAGCAAAGTGTATCAAACACGCTTTCAAGACTTATCCTAAAATCAATATCGGCAAAGGTTCAGTCATGGAATCTGACATAATTGATAACCCGCAAGGAGGTTTCGATCCTTACAGTGGAATTGACACCACGCAACCCGAACCACAGGAAAAGCAGGAAGAACAGCATTTTGCACCTCAACCTGATATGTCGGCAGGGGTAACTATTGACCCAGCAAGTCAAGGAGATAACGATGATACTTTCTAACCTTAATACATTGTACATATGTCTTCAGAATTAGTAATCATCAAGCAGGAAAATATACAGACCATAGTGTCTGCTGCTCCACAATCATATAGTGACAACAAGCTGTCATGTGAAAGATGTATCAGTGCCGGGCAATCCATACTCAATACCATTACAACTAATGGTGGAATGACTGACGAACTTGATAAAGAGGCAGCTCTTTTCATCGAAAAAGCACGTAAAACAGTCAAGAAGATGAACGAGAAACGTTCGCCTGTCACAAAACTTTTTGATGACATCCGTCGAGAGTTTACGGTAATAGAGAATGCTATTGACCCCACCAAAGTTGATACTATCCCCTATAAACTCCAACAATACCGTAACCAATATGCAGCAAAGAAACGTGCCGAAGAAGAAAAACGCCGTCAGGAAGAGTACAAACGTCAACAAGCGGAACAAGCCCGTGTAAAATTGAGACAAGACATTGAAGGGGATTTTAAGGCACAATTTCAAACATATCTCAATCAATCCATCAATTGGCTCACTACAAAGGATAACAGTGTTACGCTCGAGAACTATAACACAGTGTACAGTGAGGTAAAGAACTTTTCGGTTTCTCTTCCTGCTGACTGGTTACATAATCTTCATACTCTCATCCGTATACCTGCCAATATTTCGGTAGACGAGCTTCGACAATTTGAAACTGACACAAAGGAACGCCTTGGTAAGCAATTTACCGAACAATACACTGCAGAAATCCAAGACAACAAGGATTTCATTCTTGACCGTCTGCCCTCAAAGAAAACAAACCTCGAACGCATGGCACAAGCTGATGCGGCCGAAGCTGCACGTGTCAAAGCTGAAATGGAAGAACGCCAACGCAAGGAAGCCGAAGAGCGAGAGGCAGAACGCAAACGCAAAGAAGAGGAAGAAAAGCAAAAGGCGGAAATGGCACGCCAGCAAGCTGAAATGAACGGATTATTTTCTGAACAGGCTTCTATGCAGAATTATCAACCCAAAGTAAAAGTCACTCAAAAGATAGAGTTACTTAATCCTGAAGGTATCATGCCAATACTCTCAATGTGGTGGAGTAAAGAAGGGTGCACACTTTCGGTTGAAGAGTTGAGTAAGTTATTCAAAAAACAAATTACGTTCTGTGAAAAACTGGCTAACAAGGATAGTGTCTATATTGAAAATGAGAGTGTACAATATATTGACGATGTGAAAGCAAAGTAACCATGAGTCACAATCCTGATACATATTACAATCGTAGTGAGGTTAGTAACTCTGACCTCACCGAACTAAAAAACATTCTCCATCCTCGGATGCAATTCGGTGATAAGGAAGCTGCATTTCGTTTCGGCTCGCTGGTAGATGCAATTATTACCGAACCTGCACGGGTAGACTACTACCGCCTAACAGTAGATGATGAACAATATACCGAAGATGAGTTCCGACATGCACAAGAAATGCAGAAAGCACTTCGCATGGAAGCACGCCACGATGAGTTCCTTTTTAAAGTGCTTGGTTATGCCGAAACACAGCGTTTCATGGTAAACACACAACAACAATTTACTTATTGTGGCTTCCCCTTTTCGCTTGATACACGATGTAAGTGGGATTGGTGGCTCGGCCTTTTTGGCGGTGATCTTAAAACCACATTTGCCTCAACACAGCAACAGTTTGAAGAAGCGATTGACTTCTTCGATTGGGACAGGAGTCGTGCTTGGTATATGGACATTGCAGGTTCCAACCGTGATTTCATTTATGCTATCAGCAAAAAGAACTGCAAAGTATTCAAGAAGTTCATCAATCGGGATGATAAGGTCTACAACCGTGGACGCGAGAAATATGAAGAATTGGCTTTCCAATACTGGTGTTTAACTCCACAAGACAATTAACAATGGACATATATTGCAAAGTAACTCAATATGGATTAGTTCCTCTATATAATACAGACCTCGAACTAAAGAAACACTTGAAGATTGGTAATGTAGTCAAGTGTAAGGTAAGCAATCCACGCAATTATGAGCACCACAAAAAGTTTTTCGCTTTGGTACGCCTTACTTTCGACAATTTGCCCCTGCCATTAGTCGAGAAGTGGCACATACATAATGAACAGGATATGCTTCGCCGATTCAAACGTGACCTTGGCTACTTCACTAATACTCTCAATGAATATGGTGAACATGAAATAGAGTATCTCAGTATATCGTTTGCCGCCATGGAACAACACGAATTTGAGAAATTCTATAACCAATGCATTGACCTTGTTCTCAATAAGTATATCAAAGGCATTGACAAAGATGATTTAATCACAGAAATAGAAGAATTCAAATGAAACCACAGGTAGGACAATATCATTACACTCCACACGGACGAGGATTCCGCATATACCGCTATACAGAGGTAACAGATAGCTTTCAGTCAGCCTCTCCGGTACTTAGTGAGCCAATCTTCTACGATCGTGAGAAAGCAAAGAAACGTGTTTATGAACTTAATGGTTGGAAATACAACAATGAACGGACTCAAACATCATCTGCGCGTTGAACCATACGACTATCAACGTGAAGGTATAGTTTATGGACTGGAACACCGCCGTCTTATTATCGGTGACGAACCGGGATTAGGAAAGACATTGCAAAGTATCGGCATTGTTGATACAGCCAATGCATATCCTTGTCTTGTTATCTGCCCGTCCTCGCTCAAAATCAACTGGCAACGCGAGTTCGAGAAATTCACGGATAAATCTGCGGTCGTTCTTGACAATGCTGTACGTACAACATGGAATTACTTGTTATCTATGGGAGTGCATCAGGTAGCAGTGGTAAATTACGAAAGTTTGCGCAAATATTTTGTTTGGGACATCAAAGCGGAAAGTAAGCAGTTCCGTCTCAAAGATGTTGTATTCTGTCCTCAAATACAGATGTTCAAATCAATCATCATCGACGAAAGCCATCGTGTGAAAGACCCGTCTGCACAGCAAACAATCTTTACCAAAGGTTTGTCTGTTGGCAAGGAATGGATAATACTCCTGTCAGGTACCCCCGTTGTCAACCGTCCGGAGGATTTGATAGCGCAACTTTCTATCATGAACAGATTAAACGACTTTGGCGGTCGCGGAAAATTCATAGCTGACTATTGCACTGACCCGAAAGACAAGGATGCGGAACCGGCTGTACCACTTTCCGAACTATCTCGGCAACTCTATGATACTTGCATGATACGCCGTGAAAAAGCAAAGGTACTTCCCCAGCTACCTGACAAAACACGAGTAGACCTGTATGTCGATATATCCAACAGTGCCGAATACAATCTTGCAGCTTCCGATCTCGCTACATACCTACAAGAATATACAGAATGTACAGATTGGGAAATACGCCGCAAGATGCGTATGGAAGCACTTGTGAAGTTCATGACACTTCGTTCCTTAGCTACCAAAGGGAAAATTGCACAAGCTGTTGACTTTATCAAGACATTCCTTGACAGTGGCAAAAAACTGATTGTGTTCTGCTCGCTTCATGAGATTGTAGATGAACTGCAAAAGGTATTTCCGAAAGCCGTCACAGTTACAGGGCGTGATAGCGCAATAAACAAACAGGCTTCTGTGGATGCTTTCCAAAACAACCCAAATGTGCAGCTCATCATCTGTTCCATTAAAGCAGCCGGCGTTGGTCTCACACTCACAGCTTCCTCAAATGTAGCCTTCATTGAACTTGCATGGACATATGCAGATTGCTGTCAATGTGAAGACCGTGCACACCGTATAGGGCAAAAGGACAATGTAACCTGTTATTATCTGCTTGGTCGTGGTACAATCGACCATACGATATACTCTCTTATTCAC